GGCGGGGTGCCGGCGTCAAAAAAATGGTTTACAGCCTGGTTGCGTTTTTGTATGCGTAGGGCGTCACGCTTTATCTTGTATTCGTTTCCACGTATACCATTGCAACGGCGGCACGCTGGCACCAGGTTGTCTAGGTCGTCGCTACCGCCTCGGTCAAATTCGATCAGGTGGTCGGCTGTCATGGGGTTGGTTTTAGTGCCGTATTTCCCGCACCAGTGACATGGTGGGTTGTTTGCAAGCAGTGTTTGTCTGTTGCGTCGATATATGGGGTCGTTGGTTGTGTGTTCTCTAGGCATTATCTGACCTTGCCTAGGTTTTCTAATGCTTTAATGGATTCGTTGCCCATGGCCCATAGACATGCACCAAAGGACATTGAGTAGTAGTTGCCGTCTGGTTTGGCAAACTTTAGGTTTGATGGTAACTGCACCATTTTGGCGTTTGATAGCCATATGTGGTCTAGCCATTTTGACCTGGCGAATGGTGCTAGTAGTACGCCGTTGCCGTGTTCTATGAATTTGTGTATCCATGGGGTTATTTTGCTGAATGGTGGGTTGCACCAAATTAAGCCGTGCCATGGTTGGGTTAGTCCGTCGTCAGCCATTGTGTATCTTTGTTTGGCTGGTATCCATGGAACACCTTCGGGCGGTGACGCTACATCTATGTCGAATGTTAGTTGTAAGGCGTCAAATATCCATTTTGGTGTATACCAATCGTTGTTAGTGTATTCAGTTTGTGGCGTTTGAAACAGTGATTGTTGGTTTGTCATTGTCGGGTTCTCCTAGGTCAAGTGCTACTAACGCCTTCGCAGGCTCAGTTGTTACCTTATTACATGACAGGGTTGGGTGGTTTGTGTCCCCCACAATTTGGGCAAGTAGCCACAGGGTGCCGGTCTAGTTTTGTTCGGTGGACAACCTTCGCCATTTGTGCCGTTTGGAAACGCTGTTCGCCTACATCGGTGCATAGGCGTCTACCCAGGTTCCCCTGTTTACTGCCCACCACCTACAACCGTGGCACACACATGCGACTAATGAAATTGTTGCTAAGGCAAGTCCCCAACAGCAAATGGCTACAAGGAACTGAAAGCCAACCTTGCCTTAGCAGATCGGGACTGTATCAGGTCGCTGGGTGGCGTATCTCTACAGTGTAAATGGCTGTCCATTGACCGTTTAAAAGCACTTCGGCGTGGGTGATTGCTGTTACTGGCATGAAGTTGCCGTTCACAGTTAAGTATTCGACATCATGCGAGTTTGATATAGCGATAGCAAACACATTGTGGGCAAAGCGGTGGTTGCTACCTTTAGTCCAAATACGAATTGGGTTGATGGGTTGCATGAATTCAGTCATGGTCGGGTTTCCTTTTTGCTAGTCGGGTGGATATGAAATCTATGTCTTTAGGCCGCCACACGTGCACTTCCATACCAGCAGATGACAACTTGCTGAACCATAATTCTTGGCTGGTAGATAGTGTTCCAATACTGCTTTTTAATTCGGCAAATATGACGCCTCGATCAGCATGGCACAGGACTAGATCAGGGAAGCCAGCGTGACCGGTTAACGGGGTTTTCCACACGCCTGGGCGGATTTCCACAGCTCGGGTGTGCATAACTAGCCAGCCGTGCAACTTAGCCAGCATGATTACTTGCGATTGGAAATGTGATTCCTTCATGGCACTAGGACTGTCGCTAGTTGTTCCATTGGGCGCATGTCTCGGAGCTGCACACGGTAACTGGTGTATTTCATTGTCGTACCGTCACGCCACGCTTGCCCTGCTTCGACTTTGCCGCATTGCTTGACTTCATCAGGGAACAGCCAGCCGACCAAATAGGCGGTGTCTACTGACGTGTGCAATTTGGGTTTGTCTGCGTCTTTTTTAAGCCACACAAACACCATTATTGACCCGTACTGGTGCTCTAACGACGATTCTTTGACTGACACAGTGCCTTCGGGAAACGGCCAGTAATGGGTGCATGTGTGCTTGACATCTATAGCGATGTTGCCCACGGTTATGTCACGGTCATACAGGCCAGAGTTCCAAACGGGGTTGGCGCCGATATCGGTTAGCCAGGCAACTGTTTGCAGTTCGGCTAAAGCCCCTAAGCCGTAATGACCGATATGCACAATGCCGTTGCCTTGTGCTTCATTAACTTGTGCCTGGGTCAGTTCTGTGTCGACATGGGACATTTCGTAGGTTGGGTATTTCATGCCTTGTTGCCTTTCAGTTCTTCAATTAAACGGCTGGCTTCGGCTTTGGTTTCGGGTGCTGGGCCTTGATGATCTAAAGCCCTTAAAAGGTTCATTTGTGCTGGGGTGGGTGCATTAGACGAATTGGCGCCTAGCGCCTGTGTACGGGGCTTTTCGGGCTGTCTCACAAGCACTGCTGGGGTGTGTGTATCTGTTTGGCGGTTTCGTACTTCTTCAGCACTAGCCATCTTCGGGCCAAAGGACATCATTAGACCTATGCACCTGCCCAAACAAGAAGTCGAAGCGTTCATTTGTTCACTGTCCCTAGTGAAACTGGTTTTGCCTGGGAACGGTTCAAAGCATGTTGCTTGTGCCGGTATCGGGTCTTCAGGTGTACGCCAAATTTGCATGGTGACGCTAATAAAAGTTTTGTCGCCAATGGTGATGATTTCGGGGCGGTTTTCCATTACCCGTAGTTCGGGCCAACGTTCAAGTGCAGCTGCAAAGCGTGTTGGTACGTCGACATAGTTTGACAAGTCCATTAGTTGCCCCTGTTTCTGTCGTAGGCGATTCGTTCGGCGTTGGTCATGTTTGCCCATTTGTGTAGTTCTGCACAGCGGCGTGACTCTTCGGGTGTCATGTGTTGCCAGTCGCCTGCTTTGCCACAGTTCAAGCAGATACCTTGCAACAGATCTTGCATGCGAATGTCAAAGGCGGTCAAGTCTGTTTTGCATAGTTCGCAGGTCATTTGAAACCACCTAAACGCATGGCCACAATGGCGTCTTGTGTCGACTTAGTCAGATTTGACAAGTAAATGCCGTTTTCTTCGGCAACATATGCCAATTCAAATAAGGCTTTGCGCAACATTGCGATATCTTCGGTTTGCTTTTCTAACTGCCAAGCGGCGGCTTTCATAGCAATTTCGGCTTTGGCTATCGCCGCAGTCATTTCGGCTAACTGTTCTGTCATGTCGGGCCTTTCATTTGTCGGGTTTAATTCTACGATAACCAACTGGTGTGGCTGAGTAACGCATACGGCGCCTGTCGCCTTCGGAAGTGTTAGCCCAAAAGCCTTGTAAAGCCTTTTCGGGAAATGACACGGCGTAGGCAAAACACTTGTCAAATACTGGGCAGGCTTCACATATCGGTTTGATGATTGCACGTGATTCTGCAGATTCTTTGGCGTTGCTCGGAAAGAACAGGCTGGTGTCAATGCCTTTGCAAGCTGCATATTGTTGCCAGTCGGGGCGGTCAACATTGAACATTCGCTAGCACATTTTCCATGGGCGCCAGCCACAACCGTGGTTTTCTTCGGTGGCTTCATACAGCAACCAACCAAAACGCAGGTTTAGGGTCGGGTCGTTCATGGATTCTTCCATGGGCATTGCAAACAGTTCTTCTATCCAGGCACGGTGGATTTGGTTCGCCTGAACCAGTCCGTGGTCATGGCCGTTGAACTGTGGGTGCAAGTAACTGACGTTTTGACACCTTGCTTCTTTCCAGATCAGGCGCCCTAGTTTCTGTAGCGTTTCAGTGTCGTTGGGCCAGCCAACCGATACCGCTACGGGGAACCATTCCTGGCATTTGGTGTCAGGGTCAACATATGCAACACGGGTTGTGGGTTGTGTCCAACTAGTTGTGCTGGTTGTGCTGGTTGTGGTTGTCAGCTCTTCGGCACGGTCTTGCAGCTGTTGTGGGGTCAGGTCGCCCAGGGTAATTGTTGCCGGTACTACTGGGGCAATGTTGGGTGGTGTGTCCTTTTGGAACGCCACCGCCATTGCGGCACACATCAGGTAAGTAAATAGGCCTAAGCCTAAGACACGCTTAACAGTCATTTTGGTTTGTCCTTCAGTCGGGGTCAGGTCGGGGTATGTCTACCGATTCGGTAGTGGTATGTCAAGCACCAAATATAGTTTTGAACGCATGGTGTACAACGTCAGGGTGGTCGGCCAGTAGTGGGGAGATCTCGACATGTACCCATTGGGCGCCTTTTGACCCGATCGTATTTTTGTCGTAGACACGCCAGGCGTCACGGTCACAGCGGTAGCCAGCGCCCCAACCTTTGGGGTTGTTTTTGTAGGTGCCTGCATAGTCGTGGATTTCTTCTATGCCCAGAATGTCACGGTGGGTGTACAGGAAGTTGATTAAATGAAACCGTTGTTCTTGAGTACCTTTGAGGTCTACAGCACGCCAGGTGGCATGTACAGACTTTTTTGGTGGGGTTGTGCCAACCATGTTTCGGTCATTAAAAATGCCGATGTTGGTGACGCCGAATAGGTAACAGCAGTAATCAACAAACACTTTGGTGCCTTCACGCTTTGCGGCGTGTACAGCGTCTTTGTTGCCTGTGTATGGTCTAATGGTCATCTTGTTTGTCCTTATCTTTCAGGCCGTTACTGGCAAGGATTCCTGATAGGGCGCCAGTTAGAAACAACATCATTGGGCTTAGTAATGACCAGGCTGATTCGTCATTGGGTGACACGTCTAATGGCTGTACTACAAACAGCAGGCCGTAAAGCAGAGCTGCAGTCGAACCTAGAAACGCTACGGCTAAAGCAATGCCCACGATGAGTATTAGTCGGGCTTTAATTTCGCTGTTAGTTAGTCGTTTCATGGTAGGCACTTAGGTGCTGTTGGTTTGGTTTCGCAGGTGTCACGGGTTCTGTCGTTGCAGCTTGTCACCACAACCATTAGTGCTATGGCGAGCACGGCGACAGCAATAAGGGTTTTCATGGCTCGGGGTTGCTTCCGGGTGTCCAGTTGCATGATGCTGGGTCGTCGTACAGTTCAGATAGCGCACACGGTTCGTGGCATACACCGCATTCAACATAGTCAGGGTCGCCACAGAAATGTTCTTGAACACCGTTCTCGAGGCAGGTTTTGTTTGTGCAAGTAACTGTTTTCATTATGCGATCTCGTAACTGAAGTTAAGGGAAATTTGGTCTGATGTTGCAAGCGTTACTGCTGGCGAAACACCGAAAGCGTTACCAGTTTGATAAAAAAAGTTTAAAGTTGTTCCTGTTGCTGAGTAGCCGGTCAAGTTGTACATGACGTTAGTGTTTGCGTCGTAGATGTAGCCAAAAGCCGCCATGCTGTTAACTGCTCGGGCCGATATTGGTAAACCGACTGCAACGACTGAAGAAGCAGTGCCTGCACTGGTCACATTTAACAACACTTGACCTATGATTAACTTTTGAATTTGGAAGTAACGGGCTTGAACTACAGTCTTAGTTACCGTCACGCCCTGAGTCAGGGTCGGCGTGTAATCGACCGTTACGGCCCCGATGGTGTTGAGCGTCGCCGCAGTCAACACCTGCCCGCTAGTTGTCCCTGCTGTCCATTGTGTAGCCATAATGTGTTCTCCTTTACCAACCCAAACGGCTGGTATCCAAAATACCTAAAGTACTGCTATTAAGCGTAAAAAACTGGTAATACTGCAACGGCGACAAATTAAGCACATACTGTGTTGATTCAGGCGTAGCGTTAATTGAGTACCCTTCAATAACACAAGCCACCGTGGTTTCAGAACCGCCAGGCACCTGATATTTGAAGTTGATACTGCGGTTAACGCCACCAAAGATTTGTTGCATGAAAGCAGTTAACGCTGTCGCATTTTGTGCCACATCATCAAAAGTGCATGTGAACCGCAACGAATACGGGTCATTGAAATTGTTGGCAATCCATTGGGCGTTACCCAGTGCCTGTGTTTCTGTGGCGTCAACTGTTGAAGAACTGTAAAAAGACTGGCCATAAGACGCAACTGAAGCGGTGTTGGTGGCTGTTTGGGCTGTCAGGCCTGCAGGGCTAGTTGTGGCTGTGTTGATGTATTGCACACCGTTCTGTATGCGTTCAAACGAGTTGTAAGCAATTTGTGTGGTTGAGGTAGTGCGCCCCAAAGTAACACTGCCTGGCGTATATGACTGCATAGCGTCACGACTAATCGGGTAAAGGGTGTCAATTCGACTTACCAGATATCCCCGTTCTGTGTTGACCAAATAGTTGTAGTAGTTCAGCACTGAACCTGTGTAGGTGCTCGCTGAGCATTGGGTACTACTGGTAATGATTGCTACCTTCATTGAAGCCGGTAGCGGGCCACCGTAACCGTCACCGAAAATGTAGAACCCGTAACTGGTTGTAGCAGCTGCTATTGCTTTGGCGTTGGCGTTGATTTGACCAGATCGGTTTATCCAATCTGAACAAATGATCGTTGCGGTGTTTAAGCCTGTGTTGCCTGGGTAGTCCTGAAATGTGATTTCACGAACCCAAAACCATTCGTAAAATTCGCTGTTGTCCGATTTGCTTTTAAGCACTATCGGGCTTTGGTAGTCAATAGTTGAAGCAAAGTTGTTTGAATTGTTGATGGTAAAAGTTAGTGAACCACCAGAGTAGGTGTCAAGGTATTTAGTGCGGCCCTGGCTGATATTCATAGACAAAACTTTGTTTGTTATGTCCCTTCCTACGCTGTCAAAAATCCAACTGTTTTTCGGCATGGTTACATTGTCCGAACATTAAGTGGAATCGGGCCTGACTGACGCACGTACTGCTGTAAGGCTCTAACAATGCTGTTGGGGTCGCCACCGTTCACATTGACCGTGATACCGCCGCCGCCACCACCAAAACCCATACTGCCCATTTTTGACAACGGTATAACGGCTTCAGGGCCTGATTCCCCAATCAGCGCTAGGGTTGCCGAATTGACTATGCCCCCCTGGGCCAACATGGGTATGTCTGGCACGTCGAAACCTTTGCCACCTAATGGAGGTGGTAGCCAGCTGGGCGTCTTAAACGACAGTTGGCCAACGGTGTTGTTCCACAAGCTGGCGACAGCATTAAACGCTGCTTTAAACGGTGCTGTGATTACGCCAGCAACAAACCCCATGGTTGCTTTTATGCCGTTATAGATCAGGCTAAACACGCCCATAATGTCATCTTTGAACTTGACCACAAACGCAATGGCTAAACCAAACGGGCCTGTAATGACTGCGAGCAACAACGGCCAGTTGTCCTTTGCCCAATTGAACACGGTTTTGATGGCGCCCCAAACGGCATTGAACCCTATTTTGATTCCGTCAATGGCTTTGCCGAAAATGTCAAACTTGACTTGTAAGGCAACCAGTGCGGCAATGATTCCGATAATGACGATGGCGCCAGTGGCAACCCATAGGGCGCTAAATGAAGCACCGAGCACTGCGTTAACAGCTGCGGTGACAGCGGTAAGTGCGTTCCATGCGGTAATGGCGGCGTTAGCAATAAGCACTGAAGCCGCAATGGCACCAATGACAGCGCCCAGAGTTACAACCAACCCGACATTGTTGCTAATCCATGTACCCATGGCCGTGAACGCTGGCAACAGTTTGTCGACTATCGGTAGCACAGCGGCGCCAATTGACTCTTTGAATTCGCCCATCTGAATGGAAAACGATTTCATTTTGCCTGAAGCGGTATTAGCTGAAGTTGAAGCGGCACCCTTGAAAGTGTCGCCCAATGCGGCAAACACTTCATCTGTTGTAGCGCCGTTTTCAATCAGGCTTGCCAGGGCAGGGTCTAACTTCTTTAGTGGCCCCAGTTGCCCATTAAATGCCTTTGACAGGGCGTCAGATACAGCGCCTAGGTCTTTGCCTGTACCGGCTGAAATGTCTAGTGCCAGGTTCATTAAGTCTTGCGCTTTGGTGACGTCACCAGTACCACGCACGAGTTTGTCAAAGGCAGGCCGTAACTCATCGTCAGCAACAGCAGCTGCAATTGAAGTTTGCGTAATGAACGATTCGACACTAGCGATTTGTGCGTCAGTGGCACCCGTGGTGTTTCGTAGGCTGGTGGCAAGTA